TAGGCACGCTTCGCCCATTAGTGGACTTCCGTCAGCATCAACCATGCGTAGGGAATTAAACACCTCCATGGCGTAGGCGGCTTCGTCCGGGAATATCGGATCTACCGGCGTCAACGTGTGTCCGGCGACGATTCGTTCTTCCCAGTCGGTGCAAGACGTATCCCAAAGCGGTTGGTTCATTTGGCGTTACTCGAAACCAGGGTCGGTTTGCTGCGCTCACGGGGGCCGAACTTGCCACCTTTGGTTTCTCCCGCCTGATCCTGCTTGGATTCCTTCTTCCCTTTCTCCCCTACCCTGGCGTGCTGGAAAGGGGCCAAAGCTTTTGCCGCTTCGAGCCTAGCCTTTACCCCCGCCTTCGGACAGTTCATCAGCGCTTCCAGAAAGACCAGGGAATCTTCGGTTTCTGGAATTTCGATGGTAACGATATCCGGTTCTGATTCGTCCTCGGTCGGCGCTGGTTTGCCTGTAGGGGCGGACTTGGTGCCGATACCTACGGCTGCCAGTGCGGCCACGATTGCGGGGTGTTTACGCATACGAAAGCCCGCGGCCTTTGCGGTCTTCGGGCTGAGCCCTGCGCTAATGGCGGCCTGCTCGGGCTTTTCGCCGCGCAGAGTCGCTTTAAAAAACAGTTCCTGGGATTCGTTGAGCATTACGTGTTACCTGCGTGTTACTGATGTGGGCGATCCTAACACGGGTCACAAAACTATAGGGACGACATTCTGCTTCCGTGTGGTCGGCGCGATCAGGGCTGGCGGAAGGGGTGTAGCACGCCACTACCCCCCGGTATCGCGAATTTTTCTCATTTCCGCCCCGTTTTGCACCGAAATAGTGCGAGAATCGTTCTCATTTGACCGTTCGTTGCCTTTTCGCATCGAAATCTGCGCGAATCATTCTCATTTCGGTCGAGTTGGCACGATCGATGCAATGCCGAACGCGCATTGGCTGCGCGGACGAACGGTCATTGCGTGGATGGTGAGTCGATGGTAGCGCGAACGCGCAGCCATTGCGGATCAGCCTCTACGCGCAGTGCCTACGCCTTCGGCTGCCGTCTTAACGCTGTGGCATGGCTGGCATAGGGCCTGGTGATTCGCCTTGTCCCAAAACAGATCCTGGTTCCCTCGATGGTCAACGATGTGGTCGACCACGTTGGCTGCTGTCACCTTGCCTTGTGCCTGGCACATCACGCACAGCACATTCCGCTCCAGGAACTTCAACCTGTAGCGCTGCCACTTCCCACCGTACCCACGCTGCGCTGTGGTCAGCCCTTCGCGCCATGCATCAGGATTCAGCATCTGCACGGACTGGGTACTGACCTCACGCGCTCGGGTGGGCTGCATGGTGACCCTGGACTTAGCCATTGTCCTTCATCCCGAATCTGTCGCACAGGGCCTGTATGAGCGCCTCGAAACGCGCCTTCTCCTCAGTGGTAGAGGGCGGGGGCGTAACGACCTTCTCGCCTTTCTCAAGTAGCCAAGTGCTGCCTTCCATGGACTTAGCCCAAGAGGCCCACTCTTCTGGTGTCCAGTCTTCGCCCATAGCGCTCATCGTGAGTTCAACCCTGTCGGCCTAACGTTGAGCGCCTGTGGTGCGATCTGAGCCTCGCTAAGCTCAGGAGCCCTACCTTGCTGTGCGATTTCCTCTAGCGCCGCGCATACGCGCTCCAGCAAAGCCGAGGAGCCCAGCTTCAGCTCTACTTCAACTCCGGCGGAGAGAACCATAGGCTCAACGCCCAGGGCTTCCGCTGTCGGGGTTATCGCCGCTGTGAGCTTCTCGGCGTCTTCGCCCGTCAGGGCGTGAGCCACCTTCAACACCAGTAATCCGTTGCTTGAGTTCTTCGAATCGTTCATTGGCTAAGTCCAATAGTTTTTTGAGTTTCGCCCGACGTCGAGCGCATCCGGAACATGCCATGGGTTCCGCTCCATGTGGTGAGTGATCAGCGTACCCGTAAACCGCGAACTGGGGTAGGCGTCTCGGCCAGGGGGTCGTGATCTGCATTACGCGCAATTCTTGCGGGTTCACTCCTTTCCTTCAAATCCGCAATTGTTGCATTTTCCCGGTTGCTACACTTGCTACACTACTACACCCCTACGGGGTGTTTGTAGTAGATGTAGCAGAAGACTTAGCACCTTCCGCTACATCTACAAATAGCTAAAAGTAGCGTATGTAGCATTTGTAGCAGCAATCTTTGCGGATTCGCATTTCTTGCGTATTTCATTCTTCAGGCAGCGCCAGCTTGCCGGGTGCGATTTCGATCAGATGTTCCGCCTTAATAAGAGAAGAAATCGCCCTGGCCGCTACCCCTTTTCGTTGGTCGCGTTCACCTTCTTTGATCACCATTTCGGGCACCATCAGCGCGATCAATTCTTCGGTGCTGATCTCTCCGCTATCGGCTGCCAAGCCAATCAGATCGTGTGCCTTATTGAAGGCCAGCTTTTGCACAGCGCCTTTAGGGCCTTTGCCGGCCTTCATACGGGCTGAGACATCGCCGTACTCGACAATACAGCTCGTGATGTCGTCGCCGTCCTCATCTTCCCCTAGCACGACCGTGTGCAGCTTGAAGCCGATCTGGATACCGTCGCGACCGTCCTTTAGCTTGGAGGCGGACACGGCGCGGTCATCGTCGCTACGGGACACCTCGAGCTCAACATCGCAAGCGCCTTTAAGGCCGGACCAGCCGCGCGATCCTTTACTGGCGTCCTTGCCACTGTGGTGGACGAGCAGCACCATAGCGCCGGTGTGGCGATGGATACGACGGCATTCAGCCAAAGCCTTGCCCACGTCTTCACCGCTGTTCTCGTTGGCGCCTGCCATCACCTGGGCGAACGTATCCATCACGATCAGATCGTAATGGCCGCGCGCCTTGATTTCCTTTATCAGATCGGTGATCAGGGCCGCTTCCATCAGGTTCGGGACTAGATCGCTGATGTAGTCGATCTCGAAGTCGTCCGGCGAAATGCCCTGCTGATGGCAGTAGGCGTGAATGCGGTTGACGAAACCAGCTTCGCCTTCCGCCACCACGTACATCACTCGGCCTTTCTTTACCTTTTTGCCATTCCACTCGTCCAGGCCACGGGCGATGGCCGCGCACAGGTCGTAGGTAAGGAACGACTTGCCCGAACCGGATTCGCCGAACAGCACGCCGAGCGTAGCCTTAGGAAGGAAGTTCTTCACCAGCCACGAGATTGGCTTAACCTGGCGAGCGAACTCGCCTTGCGATCGGATATTGAACTTTCCGCCTTTAGGCATCGGCAGTGCTTCAAACTCATCAGGCGAAGCCGTTTCTAAGCCTGTCTCGCCGCCAGCTTCCCGGATCATCAACAGGATGGAACCCATGGTCGTGTATTCAGCCGAGCTGTTGCGCCCGAAGGATACCCAACGCTCCATGCTGTACTCAGTCGATGTGTACTTCGGCGACTGTGAGGACCATTCGTCCCATATGTCAAAGCCCTCGCCTTCCGTCTCGTGGTGGACCGCCATGCCGACGTTTCGCCAATCGTCGTAGCTCAGATCGTCCGGCAGCTTCTTTAGCAGGTCGGTGATCTGCTCCGGCGACATGCCGAAGGTCGGCTTGCCAGCGCCTACGCATTCAGCGCGAACCTTGGACAGCCGAGTAAACCTGGTATTACAGAAAGCTTTCACTTCAGGCGTCAGCGGCGCGACGGTGTTCTCGTCGCCGGTTAGTTGGGTCGTCTCGGTCACGTTTCCGGTGAAGGTCACGAAGCCTTTGCCGTGGAACGTTTCGAAGCCGAACGAGTTGTCGGCCGGCGAACTGTCTTTGCTGTCCGGCGACTCGCCGAGCATGAAGGCGCGCACACCAGTTCCCGACGGGCTGAGCTCAGCGTAGGTGCCTATCGTCAGGCGTTCAACGCGTGGATCGATCTCGCCGTCCTTTACGCAGTTGTCGAAGTCCAGCGCGGTTACGCCGAACTCCGGCATCAGCGCCAGGCCTACACCGGCGAAGTCGTGCTGATCCGCCGCACGCTTAGCCTCCTCGAAAGTAACCAGAAGCGCGCGGTCTTCGGCGGATCCGTGGGTGTGCTTGCGAACAGGGCCAGAAACGTAATAAGGCATCTTCAGAGCTTTTGGCCGACCCGGGCGCCGTACCCAACGCCATACGAGCCACCCTTTCAACTCCCGCAGCGCGTCCGGCGCCTGCAGGCCTGCAAATTTTGTAGCCATCTTCGCGGCTCCCACGGCTTATACGTCAGACGAGAAGGTAGGTTCAGCGAGCGCCGCCGCGTATTTCGGGTTCATCAATTCTTTGCGCGGAACGCCGTAGGTGCTTTCGATCTCAGGGATACGGCCCAGGGGCACGTAGCCTAGCTTTAGCCAGTGCTGGACAGCCTGGTAGGTAACGCCTAGCTTTTCCGCTACGTCGTCTAGGCTGCCGGCGCGCACGACCGTATCAAGGATGCCGCTGTAGGACTTGGCGCTGACCAGTGCGTTCATCACGGCCAGGGTGGCGCGGTGCTCCAGTGCGTACTTGTTCAGTGCGTCGAGTTTCTTGTCCATCGGTTGCTCTCTTCTGTTTAGGTAGTCGATGGAGCGCATCCTACGGTATTTAACAGGAAAAGCAAATAGCACTAGACAAAGCAAGAAAACACAATTAGATTTGCTTCACACCAACCAGTCGGAGATCCACCATGAAAAAGAAAACCGCAAACGAAAAGCTGATCGACGCAGCAGTTGCAGCAGCTAAAGCCGAACTCGCCGGCACCTCGGTAAGCAACAGCACCTTCGTGGGCGTCCAGTGGGATGCCAAAGCCGTAGACGCGATCACGGCCATCGCTTCCGCACTCGGTAAGAACGCCGAATCGCAGCTAGAAACAGCGCGCGGTCTGAAAGCTTTGAGCGAAGTGCTGAAGGCTTCTAACGTAGAAGTGGAGTGCATGCTCAAAATTCAAGGTAGGTAACCCCTATGCCCAAGCCTAAAAAACCCAAGATGCCCAAAGTCAACACCAGCGACTGCGCCAAAGGTCAGATGCACGACCAGCTAGCGCGGCGATACGTGAAAACCATGCCAGGAGGATTTATAGCGTGAACGAGATAAAACCAGTCGCCGTGATTAGCACCGAAGCTAAAGAGGCCGGGCACTACTTCACGCCATGCCAGCTAGTTCGTTTTGAACGTCTCTACGGCCGCGCATCCGGCTACCACATTAACCTGTATTCCGAAAGGGATGTAAAAGCGCTGGAGCACCGCGTTGCAGTCCTAGAACTGGCCTTAGGCGGACTGCTCCACGACTTTGACGACGGGGTAAATGGTGGGTGCGAGCACCGACTGCACTCCCTTGACTACGCCAGGGTTGTCTGCCCCGCCGTTAAGTTCAAAAGGAAGGCGGCGAAGGCTCTCGGCAAATGACCCTCCAATGCCCAAAGTGCGGTAACCCGGACGTGATACGCATGAGCAGCCTACGCATTATTTACTGCCCGGATTGCCATACGGAATCACCTTGGCCGTTAAAGGACGGCCAGAAGCCTTTGATTGGATCTGCTAGAGGAGATAGGAAGAAATGACTACGCAAAAAGACAGATGGCTGACCGTGGTAATGCGCGTCATAGACAGCGAAGCCAGCAAAGAGCTTCGCCACTCCCTCTCGGCGTCCTTTTCAGGCGAGAAGGAATTGCCCGGTCTTACCGTCACCGGCATGTCGGTCTATGACGAAATGTCTCGGGTCGAATACCTGGAAGCTTTGCTGGACGGCGAAGGCATCGATTACGAACAGCCGAAACCCTAACCGTTCGTCGGACATACAAGCAATCGCAAGTTTCGTGTTGTATAGTTGCGTCACACAGTAAATGAATAGGAGAAGGACGATGACCACGCACCTGATCGAAGGATGGTTAAAGGTAGAGGAAGTAGGCGGAAGCTACGAGGAGCACGACGCGCTTTTGGTCCGCAATTCTGGGCTGCAGGAGGAGAACGAACCCCTAGCCGTGCGACTGGAATTTATGGATCACAAGCAGGTTACCGTTCGTTATTGGGTCTGCGAGCAGAAGTGCTCAAAAGAAGACGCGGCGGAAGATTTCCTGCGAACTCTTATGGGTCTCGGCGTAAGCGATTACGGCGCCAGATATAGCGAATACACCGGCTACCTGTGGACGGACGAGGATATCCAAGTCGGGGGCCACGATATCCTCGAGGAGCTGAAAAGCTACCTCGGCGAGTACTTGATCCTCGAAGTGGAAGTCCATGAATGAACCGCTTCAAACCCAATCAGACCGTTCGCATTAACGACACGCAGAGCGAGTACCACAAGTGCCTGGCGCGTGTCGTGAAGGTCGGCCAGAAGAGCTACGACGTAGCCGTAGGGCCTACCACCATGTGCGTCGTCCCCGAACAACTGCTAGGAGTACGCAAGCCGTGAAGAATCCCTTAAGAGAAAATCCTTTCGCGATATCGCTGACTTGCCTGTTCGCCTTGGCCGCTAGTCTGACAGTGCCGCGGCCTACAGGCTTGGAAGAATGGGCTTTCGGCATTGGTTTGCTGACCTCGATAGTCTTCTGGATCTCTTGTGTCATTTACGCTTCGGTGCAGAACGGAGAGCAACCATGCCAACTCGGCTAAGCACCAGCACTGGTGATATGCAGGCCCGCAGGCTACGCCAGCAGATCGTAGAGATACTTAAACGCAGGATCGGATTAGACGTACCGGAAAAGCAAACCTTGGACCAGCTGGTTCGCCACGCCGCCAAAGCCGGAATAGGGCTGACCATAGGAGAGATGAAATGATCACCCGCGCACAGGCTGAAGCGTTACTGACCCTGGCCGAGTCGCTGGAAGCGTGCGAGAAGCTAGATATCCGGTTCCATCCAGGTACTAAGGTCACGTGGCTACATCGCCCCGGGGAGCACTGCGCTCTCGAGGATGGCGTAAGTGGGATGTCACTGCGACTTTACGTTAACGAGCGTGTTCCAAAGCAGGACACGATCGACTGGCGCCCCAAACCGCCAACTAGGGATTACCTAGTAAACGACCCTGATTTAGGAATCGTTCCTTCAAATATTCAAAAGAACAAACCGTCAAATCGTCGCAAGGATACCTAACATGGACGACGCCGACTTCATGTTCCTGACCATCGTTGCCTTGATGCTCATCGCGTTCTATTTCTCCTAGGAGGTGCGCCATGCTTCAGCCGCCAGTATCAGACCTAGCGCCGTGGCGCCGTGGCGCCCCGGACACTGGATCACGCAGACCGGTTATGCGCTTAACGAAAAGGATTTGATTGCGGGAACGAAACGTGTACCTGAGCGACGCATGGACATGCAGTCCAGTGTGTTCGAAGTCGATTTGATAATTGAAAGGGTGATGAGCGAATGATTATTCCAAAGGGAACAACGCACAAGTGGTCCGTATCCGGCCAGTTCGCTAAGCGCTGCGGCGGCAACACCTGGGCGATTTGGCAAGACGACGAATGGTTGTGGATCGGTGACGGATTCAAAGGCTCTATGGTCCAGTTCATCGTAGAACCAGAACCCTCGCAAGAGGAGAAGGCTGTCGACAGCATGGTCCAAGTTATTTTGGACTCCATCCGGTGGCCTTCTGACCAAGATGCGAGAAAATACTGCATCGCTCTTTACAAAGCAGGCTACCGCAAATTCGAAATCGTCGAGGAAGACGTATGACCAATCTAGTGTTGACCCGTAAAGCCGGCCAGTCCGTTCGCCTTCTGATCGGCGACAAAACGGAATACGTCGAGATCCTCGATGTGACCGGCGGCTTCTGCAAATTCCGTTTGCTGTCCACCCTCCAGGTGGAACGCGTCCGGTTCCGCGACTCCATGCAAATTGCAGAGGGTGTTTCCGTCTGCGTCGTAGACCTCGCCAAAGGCCATGCAAAGCTCAATTTCACCGCGCCGCGTGATGTTCACATCCTGCGTACTGAACTGATAAAGGAAGAAATCTGATGACCCGTATGACAAATGCTCTCCGTGATGCAATCGTTTCCGCCGCCCTCGATAAGTGCGGCCATACCGCAGCGCGAGTTGCCTATCACAAACGCAAAGAAGAGTGGAGCGAAGCGGTACGCCTTGATTCCCTCGGCATGCCAGAAGCAGAACTACTGAAGATCGAGCAGCGTGCCAAGAAAGAAATGGCTAAAGCGCCCGAAGCCGTAGTTAATCGTGAAGGTAGTCTGCGCCGCCGCAGTAACCTGATCCTGAACGTGGCGGGCCAGCGCGACACCGTATGGTTTTCCGGTGACGAAGAAAAGGTATCGAACTTCAAACACGACTTAGCCTTCGACCATCCACTAGCTGTTGAGCGCGAAGCCCTGATCAACGAAGACGCACGGTTGGCCAAGTGGCATGGCGACGTTAAAGCACCTGTCCGAGCGGCGGTTAACGCAGTGAATACGGTAGGGCAACTGCTCAAACAGTGGCCCGAAGCTAAGGAGCTGATCCCGGCGCACGTACCAGAATCGAAGTCGCAATTGCCTGCTGTTCAGGCAGCGGATCTGAATGCGCTGATCGGCTTACCGAGTGAATAAGTTTCCATGCCGCTGTAGATCTTGCGATGGCCGCAGAACGCTTACGCAGCTACCCGAGAACATGCGCAACGGCTGCAAGTGCAAAGCATGCCGGGAAGCACGAGCAAAAGGTATAGAGCCGATCGTGCATTGCGACTGCGGCGGCACGTACCGGGTAGACGTGTACCGGCTCAAGACTGAGCACAAGAAATACGGGTGCCAGTGCTCGGGATTCCCGTTCGACAACGGCACCCACCGCAAAGGCAGTTCCAGCCCATCGAACGGGTGGTACTGCATCCATAACGTGAAAGGAGAAGGAAATGCTTGATCAACAAAACAACGAAATCCGTATCGGCGTTGCTTACCAATTCATTTTCGGTATGCCAGGGCCTGACGTAACCTGCCTAGTGGTTGAAGGCTTCAACGAAGACGGCACCGTCCAGTGCTACGACGTGCATTTCAAAATGCGTTTGGAAAGCGTAAAGCCGGATCGGTTGTGGCGCCCGCTTAAGCACACGTGGGCGGCGTGGCCTGGTGATGTAAAAGCTGTGACCGAGTACGTCGGTGCGCAGGCTTTGGATCTGAACTGAATAGCTACAAGTATTAGCAACTAAACCACTTGACATACCTTGTGCCGCTCTCTACCATCTGCGGCACACCTTAACCAAAAAGGAACTTGCAACATGTCGATCGAAGCCCTGATCCAAGCCCATACCGAAGCGCTGCTCGCGAACACCGAAGCCGTCAAGCTGCTGACCCTCTCCCTGGCCGGCCGTACTCCTACCGCTGAAAAGCCGAACGTCAAGAAGGACGCGGCAAAGGTCGAAGTGAAGAAAGAAGAAAAGGCCGCAGAGAAAGCGTCCACGGACGAAGCTCAAGAAGCTATAGACAAAGAGCAGGACGGGAAAGCCGAGGCCGTTCCATACGAAACCGTCCGCGCACTGGTGCTCAAGCTGGCCCCGACGCAGCGTGACGCGATCAAGGGGCTGAACGCAAAGCACGGTATTGCGAACCTCAAAATGCTGCTGGACAAGGAAGACGACTTTAGCACCGTTAACGACCAGGCGAAGCTCGAAGCCGTCTACGCCGATCTTCAAGCGCTTGAGGGCTAAGGCCATGGCACACGCCTTTCTTTCGCCTAGCGGCGCGGCAGCGTGGATGCGCTGCAACGCTAAACCATACCGGGAGCGCGACTTCCCGGACCAAAGCAACGAGTCTGCCGAGGAGGGTACGGCAGCCCACTATCTGCTTGAGCAATGCTTAGAGCAGAACGTGGACGCGGCGCACTTCAACGGCCTGCGCATCAAAGTAGAAGACGGCAAAACTGAGTTCCATACTTCCGGCGCTTACCCGGTAGGGCCGGACATGACTCGCGAAATCCAGAAGGTATTGGACCTGGCGCGTAGTGATGCCGAAGGCGCAACGATCTATCCGGAGCAGGTTTTGCCGATCAGCCAGTTCACCGGCGAAGACGGGGCGACCGGCACCTGCGACATGGTGATCGTCAAAGGCAAAACGATTTGGATTCGAGATTTGAAATTTGGTCGTGGCGTTCAGGTCTTCGCCGAGGGCAACGAGCAATTGCTGCTCTACGGCGGCGCGGCGCTCGATGAGTTCGACGTTATGGGCGAGATCGAAAATCTAGTTCTTTGCATCGATCAGCCTCGCATGTCGCACTTCGACAAGTGGGAACTCACGGTAGCAGATGCGCGCTGCATCCTGGAGGGCATCAAGGAGACGGCTTCGCTGATCTTGGCTACCGAAGCGGAGAATCTGGAAGCAACGCCCGGCGATAAGCAGTGCCGATTCTGCAAAGCGTCGGCAACCTGTAAAGAGCGAACCGACTTCACGCTACAACTGATCACAGATACCTTCACGGATCTCGACAAAGGCTTCATCAAAGTCGAAATGCCGCAGGCTGAAAAGCTATTGGCCCAAGCGTTCGACGTGAAGCCAGCAGCGATGACTTATCACGAACAAACAGAAAGCGGTCACGACGGTCTGCCAAGCGCAGCGCACTTCACCGTCAAGAAGCCGAACATCCGGCCAAGTCTCGAAGCGGCAGAAGCCAAGTTGCCGGACGCATCGGATGAGCGCTTGGCTACGCTGATGGACGCGGCCGACATGATCGAGGGCTTCGCCAAAGCGGTACGTGCCGAGCTTGAGCGCAGACTTCTTAAAGGCAACTTCACCGACGCCCGCTACAAGCTGGTCGAAGGCCGGATGGGTAATCGTGAATATGAGGACGAAGATGCAGCAGAAGCCGAGATGAAGGCGATGCGCTTGAAGTCCGACGAGATGTACAGCAAGAAGATTATCAGCCCCGCACAGGCCGAGAAGCTGCTTAAAGAGAAGAACCCTCGCAAGTGGGCGAAGCTCCAGAAGCTGATCGTACAACGCCCCGGCAAGCCATCTGTAGCCCCGGCAAGTGACAAGCGTCCAGCTTTGAGCATGGCGATTGCCGAGCAGTTCGAAGAGCTGCCCGCGGAAGTAGAAGACAACTTCGAGGATTTGGTATGAAGCCGGTCAAGCCTAAACCTACCACTGAAGCGGAGTGGATGGAGCACTACAAAGATTTTACTTTCGACGAATTGTTACGTCGGGTAGCCGAATTAGAAGTCTTGAAAAAGGCTCAACGTGACGCTTTACACAACCAGGGTAGCGGAAGCTACTAACCGAAACCAACAGAACCCTAAACTGATACTGAGGATTTACCATGAAACACACTTTCGCAAACGCCCGCATCTCCTTCCCGAACATCTTCACCGCCAAGGCGAACGAGCAAGGCAAGGAGCAGTTCTCCGCTGCCTTCCTGTTCGAGCCTGATCACAAAGGCATTCCGGCACTCGACGCCGTGATCGAAGAAGTAGGTAAGGCCAAGTGGGGCGCCAAATGGCCGGCGGTGAAGAAGGAGCTGACTGCGGGTGGCAAGCTGCTCGTTCACAACGGTGACAGCAAAGCTTCCCTGGCTGGCTACGAAGGCAATCTGTTCTTCAACGCCTACAACACCGTTCGCCCAACGGTCGTTGACCGTGACCGTTCGCCGTTGACCGCACAAGACGGCAAGCCGTACTCCGGTAGCTTCGTGAACGTGATCGTTGATATCTGGGCCCAGGACAACAGCTATGGCAAGCGCATCAACGCCCAGCTCCAAGGCATCCAGTTCGTCAAAGACGGCGAAGCGTTCTCCGGTGGCGGCACCTCGGCAGATGCTAGCGACTTCGAGGAGATCGCAGACGGCGCTGATGCGGACGACCTGGCGTAAGGAGAAAGACGTGGCCCAAGCTACCGCAAAGCAGCCTGATGAGATCGAAGTCGTGCTTCGACTTACGATGAAAGAAGCAGAAGCTCTGAAGGCTTTCACTCAGAACGAAATGCAGCTTGACGAATCAAAGGAGCTTTCTTCGATCCGTTACTCGATCTGGCACGCCCTAGACGACGCTAAGGTCGCCAACCCTTAAAACAAGCAACACCAGAAGGCCCGGCTCTCGTCGGGCTTTTTGTTGACCGCTCGTCGGGATACGCAAGACAATACAAGTAATGCGTTGTACATTTGCTTTAACGAAAACAAACGCAGGGAGTAACGGGAAATGTCAGCATTCATTTTGTGGGTTTGGATTTACAGCTACCCGAACACATCCGTCGTTAGCGCGGAGTATTCGTCTCGCGAGAAATGCGAACAGGCCTACGTCGAGATCAAGAAAGAGGGTAATACTCGCGGCCACGTTTGCACGGAGAAATAGCCAAATGAACATCGCATTCAGCATCCAGTGCTACAAGAAGCTCCGCGCCAAGGGCTACAAACCAGCCGCCGCGCTCTACGCTGCAAAGTTCTACAAATCGCGTTATCCGTTCATCAAGTAGGGAGAAGGGAAATGGCCCGTTGGGATGTCAAGCCAGTAAAACGCAGTGAACCGTACCGATACCTGATAGTCCTGCTCGAAGACTGGGGGAGCCATAAACCTTCTGGTCACGAGCGTTACCAAACCAAAGAACAAGCAATCGCCCGTGCAAAGTTTCTCGCCAAAATTGGCCAACGCTGCGATGTCTTGGTAGACGTTGCCGCCTCTTACGGAAAGGAATAATCATGAAAACCCTTATCGCCGCTGCACTGCTCATCAGCCTTACCGGCTGCTCTACCATCATGAACGACCGCATTACCGACGTCAGTGTGCTGTCCGAGCCATCCGGCCAGCGCTACAGCATCACCGACGAAGACGGTAAGCGTGTACGCACCGGCACTACGCCTGACCAGATCAAGCTGGACGCAGCGGCCGGATTCTTCGACGGGCAGACCTACCAGGTCAAGTACGAAGACGGTAAGACAACCGAACTCGACTCGCGCACCACGCCTTGGTACTGGGTCGGGTTCTGCATCACGGTCGTATCCGGCTTCATTGTCGATCCGCTGACCGGCGATATGTTCAGCCTTCCTGCGGAGGTGTCGAATGTTAACCCCGATCGTTCTTAAAGGTTACGTACAGTGGGTTCACCCCTGGCGCGCTGCGCAAGGCCAGTCCGTCTACCTGTACGGTGAGGACTACAATTCCCCGTACTGCCCAATCCAATTCGAGGTGCGCAATGACAGCGTTTGAACAAGGCTACGCGGCTTTCCTGAGCGGCATGGATCGCAAGGAAAACCCATTTGACGCAGAGAAATGTTCGTTCTCCTGCAAACGTTGGACGGAGGGTTGGAACAAGGCTTATCGCGCACGGCAGGAGAAGCAGACATGATCTGGTATTTCTCAATCGGCGTTGTACTTTTCTCGATCGTCATATCGCTCCTGGCCGGCGCGATCATCAAGTGGGCGGATTCGGAGGACGTGCGGTGACCACGAAGCGACAAGTCGAGGAGAAGTTTGGCAAGGAATTCTGGCAGCTTATCAGAGAATTCGCCGACAAAGGGTATACCCGATTTGATACAGCCAGGGCGATCGGGTATAGGCCGGACAGCTTTTGTCATCTGCTTTCGCACACACCTGGCAAAGACCCTTTCGAACCTTCAGCGCGTGCCCTTGGATACCTGAAGGACACTGGGGAAAACTTACGTGAGGCCCTAGAGCGCATGGCGAAGGAAGGGCGAAGTTGGAACTATGCAGCCCGGGTAATCGGATACGCCAGGGGGCAAAATCTAAAGAAGGCCGCAGAGCACCGCGGGATATTCGTAGAAATGAACTCGAAGCACCCGGGACGCCCACGCATTCACCCGATCCCCGAACCGCGCGGCGACCTGACTTTGAACTGGCCGACTTGGGAAAAGATTTACGAGATCGGCGGCGGACCGCTACCAGAATTCAGGAGAAAGAAAAATGTCAAACAAAATTCGCGAAGAAATCCTCAAGACCCTGCGCGACAGTCTTAACCGACTTGTATGGACACGAGGGATGTCAACATCGAGTATCCGGCGCCAGCTTTTCGACAACCCAGTGCTGCGCCTAGAAAGCACCAGTCTGTTGATCGTCCGTAGTGAACTGCGCGCCATGGAAGCCGAAGGTTTGGTAACCGCGGATCGCCGGGCGCGGAATGTAACCGTTTGGACAGCAGTCGAATGAACCTCGACAAATGCATTTTCCTCGACACGGAAACCTTCTGCGAAACGCCGATCAACAACGGCACGCACCGTTACGCAGAAGGCGCCGAGATCATCATGTGGCAGTGGGCGGTCGGCGATGGGCCTGTCGAGATTCGCGACGGGGATGAAGATATCAGCGACTTGCTCGCTTTGCTTGAGGATGAAAGTTATGAAGTGGTTATCCACAATTCGGCGTTTGATCGGAATGTCATCAGACACGCCACCGGAATCGTTATCCCCGTCGAGCGAGTCTTCGACACCATGGTCTGCGCTATGGCACACAGCTTGCCAGGAGCCCTCGGGACGCTATGTGCCATTCTTGGCGTCGCCACCGACAAAGCGAAGGATAAAGAAGGTAAGGCATGGATCAGTCTTTTTTGCAAGCCTCAACCCAAGGGGCGGAAGATTCGTCGTGCGACGCGGGATACCCACCCAGTGGAATGGCAACGCTTCCGAGGCTACGGGGGTCTTGACATTGAGTCTATGAGGGAGATCTACAAAAAGCTGCCACGATGGAATTACCGTGGCGCCGAAAAAGAGCTTTGGCACCTAGACCAGAAGATCAACGAACGCGGTGTGCTTATGGACCTCGACTTGGCGCACGCTGCTATTCGCGCTTCGGATCGTGCTCAGAAGCTGTTAGGCGCTCGAACGCAGAAGCTGACCGGCTACGTCGACGAGGAGGGCGAACTGACCGGCCAGGGTGTCGCCAGCGCCAACCAGCGCGACAAGATGCTGGAGCACATCCTGGAGGCTTACGGGGTGGGCCTACCTGACCTTCAGATCAGTACGCTGGAACGCCGCATCGACGATCCGGATTTACCGATTGAGTTGCGCGAACTACTGGCCGTCCGGTTGCAGGCGTCAAAAACCAGCGTGTCGAAGTACAAACGCGTTCTGAACGGTGTTAGTGCAGACGGCAGGCTGCGGGGGCTTCTTGCGTTCTGTGGTGCGTTGCGCACGGGCCGGTGGGCTGGTCGCCTAATCCAACCACAAAATTTATCGAGGGGTACGCTGACGCCGGAAGGCGTAGAGCATGCCATCGAAGAGCTTCTTGCCGACGCGGAGGACTTGCTTTGAAAGATCCTATTAGCCATGAAAAGCTGCTTGAGCTTTTCGATTACGACGCCGAGACTGGGGAACTCGTCCGGCGTTGCAACGTTCGCGGTTTGGGGCTCAACAGAAAAGGCGACCGCCCGCGGCATAAGGGACCGAACGGATATGCGGCAATCGGCGCCGACGTGAAAAAGTATCTCTATCACCGCTTAGTTTGGTTCTGGCACCACAACGAATGGCCGGAGGTGATCGACCACGTCGACGGCGATAAGCAGAACAACCGTATCGAGAATCTGCGCGCCTGCACTCAGTCGCAAAACCTTTGCAACGCGCAGATCCCGAGCGACAACAAGTCAGGCTTTAAAGGCGTCAGCTTTCACAAACAGGCGGGTAAGTGGCGGGCGCGTTGCGGCCTTCACAAAGTTCAGCACAACCTAGGCGTATTCGATACGCGCGAAGAGGCAGCCGACGCGGTTCGAGCTTTCCGCGCGGGGCTGCACGGCGCCTACACGAACCACGGAATCCACTTGAAGGATCTACGCCAGGAGCTAGTAGGATGAGCGCTACCGTAATGGAAAAATGCTCCAGCGCCGTGCGAGGAGTCTTCATCGCGCCGAAGGGCAAAAAGTTCGTGATCGCCGACCTGGCCGGTATTGAAAACCGTGTCTTGGCCTGGCTGGCGGGCGAAGCGTGGAAGCTTGAAGCGTTCCTTGACTTCGACCTGCGCGACGGCCACGACATGTACAAACTGGCCTATGCGAAGGCTTTCGGCATTGATCCGGCGGACGTCGGTAAGCACGAGCGGAGCATAGGCAAAGTTTTGGAACTCATGCTGGGCTACGCCGGCGGTGTAGGGGCGTACATTACAGGGGCCTTGACCTATCGCATCGACCTGGAAGACATGGCGGAAAAAGCGTGGGACGCGATCCCTGACGCTACCCGGCTAGAAGCGGCGGACTTCCTAGAATGGCAGCTCGGCCAGGGTCGTACGCAACACGGCTTGACGGATCGCGCCTTTATCGTATGCGAAAGCTTCAAGCGCCTGTGGAGGGGTTCAAACCCGGCGATTAGCAGTTGGTGGAAAGAACTTGAGGAAGTAGTCCGCCGCGCCATAAACAGCCCAGGCCAAACGCTGACCTGCCGCATGCACAAGATTCGTCGCGATGGCGCATGGCTCCGTATCATGCTGCCATCGGGCCGATATCTCTGTTATCCGTCACCTCGGGTAGAGGACGACGGAAAAATCACCTTTATGGGAGTCAACCAGTACACCCGGAAGTGGGAGCGCCTTACCACATTTGGGGGCAAAATTTGTGAAAATATTTGCCAAGCAGTGGCCCGCGATGTCCTCGCCTCTTCTATGCAGCCGATTGAATCCGCCGGTTATGAAATCGTTCTGACCGTCCACGACGAGATTATCAGCGAAGCGCCGGACACTGACGACTACACGCACGAACACCTGGCCGAACTGATGTCTGCCGGTTGCGACTGGACAGAAGGCTTACCGCTCGCCGCCGCCGGCTTCGAAGCGTATCGCTATCGGAAAGGTTGACTACAAGTCGAATCTTGCATAAGCTTGCGTACATCTAGAGGAGGGGCTGAACATGGCATTCGTAATATTTTTCAAATGCAAACAGGCTTTGGCGTTCGACAAAACCGTTTTGGTCAAAGCTGGTGAACTGGCCGCGGTAATGGAAGAGCCCGAAGGATGGGTAGAGGCCACGGCGTGGAATGTTCCGGATACGAGCACCATTCCGGGTTGCGCGAAGACTTTCGAGACTTACGTAGAGGCAGAGAAATTCATAAAGCGCTGGAAAGGACATCCGTGGTACTGCATCCCGAACGGTGAATACGAAATCGTCGAGGTAGCACCTCACATGGTCACCATCCAGAAAGGTTGGGAGCGCAAGCCATGTTAGAACGCGATATCGAAGCGTACCTCGTCAAGCGCTGCAAAGAGATTGGCGCGCTGTGCGACAAGTTTTGCAGCCCCCAGCGTCGTTCGGTGCCTGATCGGATGATCACCTTCAGCGGTCGCGTGTTGTTCGTTGAACTGAAAGCGACCGGCAAAAAGCCTACCGAAGCTCAGGTGCGCGACCACGAGCGTCGCCGTGCTGCGGGTGCCGAAGTGGTTTGGCTGGACAGCAAAGAAGCTGTGCTTTGGCTGGAGATTCACTTGGAGCGCAAAGAGCGGATACCCGTAGACGAAGAATTCAAGGTGGCTTGCTGATGGACGACAAACAGCTAGTAGACTTTGCCGCTAAAGCTTGCGGTTTCGAAGTCCTGCGTGACGATCTTAACTATCCATGGCGAAGCGATAAACCTCACGAGGTGTTTGACCCGCTGCACGACGGTAACGATGCGATCTACTTGGCGGTGACGCTGAACCTCAGTGTGATTACGGGCTTCAACTTGAAAGGTGAACCGCACCAAGGGGCGGCTACCATGCTAGGTAGCCATGACGACCTGCGCGAGACACATGTGCCCTACGGCGATAATCCCGCCGCTGCGTGGCGACGCTCGGTTACGGTAGCTGCGGCCACTATGGGGAAGGCGAAGGATGGCGATTGACTTCATACCGCGCCGCTATCAGGAACTGATCGGTGGCTTCATCGTCGGCAATAAGCGTTGCGCCGTCTGGTCGTCGCCTGGTACAGGCAAGACAGGTGCCACTCTGTCGGCGCTCGAAGACCTTACCTTCGTCGAAGACGTTTACCCGGCGCTAATCGTGGCCCCGCTCCGTGTCGCCCGTACCACATGGCCGAACGAGGTGCGTAAGTGGAACCACCTCAAGCACCTGCGCGTCGTCGTCGTCACCGGCACGCTCAAGGAGCGCCGCGCCGCGTTACGCATTCCGGCAGACATCTACACGACCAACTTCGAGCAACTTCCCTGGCTGGTCGAGGAGTTGGGCGACCGCTGGCCCTTCAAGACCGTCGTAGCGGATGAGGCGACCAAGTTGAAGGGCTTCCGCTTACGGCAGGGCACGCAGCGCGCCAAGGCGCTCGCCAGGGTCGCGCACACCAAGATCAAGCGCATCATCCTGCTGACCGGTACGCCCAGCCCTAACGGCTTACAGGATCTGTGGGGGCAGATGTGGTTCGTAGACAAGGGCGACCGCCTTGGCCGAACCTTCGACGCCTTCAAACAACGCTGGTTTCGCGCTTCACATACCGGGTTCGGCGTAGAGGCTACCGACCAGGCGCAAGGCGAGATCCAGGCAGCGCTTAAAGACGTGTGCATCACGATCGACGCCGCCGACTGGTTCGCGCTGGAAGAGCCGATCATCAACCGCATCATGGTTGAGCTGCCGGCAGCGGCCAAGGTGATGTACAAGCAGATGGAGAAGCAGTTCTTCATGGAGTTGGAGGGTGGACAGCAGATCGAAGCGCTGAACGCGGCGGCCAAGTCCATGAAACTGCTGCAGATCGCGAATGGCGCGGCATATTTGGAAGGTGGCGAAGCGTGGGAGGTTGTGCATAACGAGAAGCTAGACGCACTGGAGGAAATCGTAGAGGAAGCCGCGGGCATGCCGATACTCTGCCTGTACAACTTCAAGAGCGACTTGGCACGTCTCAAGAAGCGTTTCCCGGATGGCATCGACCTTAGTGACGGCAAAGGTGCGCGCGACGGGTTAGACGGTCTGTCGAGAGCGCAGCGCGGCGAAGGGCGCATTTGGTTCGGCCACCCCGCTTCCATGGGCCACGGCGTTGATGGATTGCAGTATCACACGAACATCATGGTGTTCTTCGGCTACTCGTGGTCGCTGGAGAACTACCTACAGGCTATCGAACGCATCGGGCCTACCCGCCAGTTGCAGGCCGGCTTCAAGCGTCCTGTGTTCATGCACATGATCATGGCGGCGGATACCGTGGACGAGCTGGTACTAGAGCGGCTGCACAGCAAGCGCGAGGTGCAGGACATCTTGATGGAAGCGATGAAAGAACGTGGGTTTAAAACTTTGGAGGATGCAGCATGAGCGATATAGGACCATGGACTTGCGAGAAGCATTCAATCTATCTGCGACATGATCAAGACTGCCCAGCCTGTACGGCCGATCGCATGAAGGGCGAACAACACCAGAAAACCGGCGGCAGCGTCGACTACTACAAATGCCGCGTAGCCGACCCGATCGACCCGAACGCCAAGCCGTACACCGCCGAGAGCATCGACATTATCGAAGCGTTGGGTATGACCTTCGCGGAAGGCGAAGCGTTTAAAGCGATCTGGCGTACCTGTACTGGTCGCATGGGTGGCGCGGTAAAGGCGGACAACAAAGCGTTGTACAACGCTGAAAAAGTCGAATTCTTCGGCGCTCGCATGGTGCGGGCCGCGAAAAGGAGTGAAGCGGAATGAGTAATCGGCAGTGGGACACGAAGAAAGAATTCAAGCCGGATTATAAGCACTTGGCGAGGGTTTGCTTCCTCGGGATCTTCGACGCGTGTCGGCATCCGGATTGGCGTTACGCCTTCTCTTCATTAGGCTCTGCGCTCTGGAGAATGGCCGGCCACTTCGGCAACATCTTGGCAGCAGTATTAATCCTAGCGCTAAGCCCGGTTCTTTTCCCGCTCCTGTGCCTGACTCTCGGCAGCCTAAACCGAAGAGCACGACTGCATTACCTGAAGTCTAATCGCGCTGCGGATGAGGACATCTGATGGAAATCCTAGCGATGCTCTACATGCTTACCGCAAACGGCCCGGAACCAGTGGCCGCGTACTTCACGCAGGACGCCCAGGTTATCTGCCAGGCGACAGCCGCTGCGCAAAATGCAACTGAGGAAGAGGAGTATTACTGTGAGGGCTACTAGGAGAGATCCGTGCAAAGGCTGCGGAATAACTATAGAGCACGACGGTAAACCGTTTGATGTCGAGTGCTCTTATTGCGCTATAAAAGTCGGTCGTGATCCGTTCAAGAAACAGCCGCCACCCCCTCCGCCGTTGCGCAATCCAAATGCAGGCCATGACCATTCGGGCGTAATCGTTTGGGTAACCGCCATGATGTGCTGCGTCGCCTTCGGCATCCTAATTGGCTGGAAGATGCACGGCTGACCGCTTCCTCAATTCCGACCGGCAGAACTGCAGCTCTGCGAACTGCCGGTAGAGTCCTTTCTTCAGTAGGAAATAATCCGATCTAACAGAGGCGTCAAGTTCTGCGGTTCCGCTGACAGCTCCGCCGGGAACGGTTCCATCGGCGCGCACTGCTGGACAACTGGCTTTGACACGCAGCCGCTTAGAACCATCAGCAACAGCCCGCTCAAGAGCACTCGTTTCATTTTCTTTACCCGCCTTGTACTCGATGAACGTCGCCCGAATGGCTTCCGTCTGTGCGCGTGACGCGATTAGCTGTTGGTTCACTGCGTCCACGTTGGCGCTGATCGCTTGCGCCGTTACGACTTCGGCTGCCTGCACCTCGTTATCCCAACGCAACCCCTGGACGTACCACGAGCCGGCAGCGCCGATCAGGAATGCGGCGACGTAGCCGTACCCCTGCATCACTTGAGCACCGTCAGCGCGTATTTGTACCGCGCCTTCCTGTCTTCGAGCCCATTGGTTCCGCCGTTGATTGCACGAGTAATATCAGTGAACCGATCCTGATCCGCCAGCGCGTTAAGGTTGCGCGTCGTCCAGTACCAGACGGCAGACTTCGCCGCCCACTCCGGTTGTTCCAAAAGCTCGGGGGTTTTCAGCAGCCGGTCATCGCCGAACAGCGCTTGGCTGGCTCGTCCATAGTTCGCTCGTCCGGTGACCTGGATCAGCCCGCGGCCGCAGAACTTGGCGCCGTCGCCGGGTTGCGTGTTGCCGAGATCTTTACGCCCGTCGTACTTGGCGAAGTAGCTCGGGCCGCCCAGCTCTTTCGAATAGACCAGGGAGCCGCTCTCGTGGCCGATCTGAGCGAGGAAAGCGGCGATGCGCAGTCTGGTATTGATCTTGCCGCCTTCCATCGCCAGCGTAAGCGCAGCGGCCCACTTCTGAGCGCGGGTTAAAGGAATGTTCATCACCAGCATAAGTTCGGCGGCGTCCATTATAGGAATAACCTCGGATTAATCGGCGGGATCATCTTCGCAACGTTACCCTTCGCCCTAACCAACAAACCTAACACGCAGCCGAAGGCTACAATCATCAAGCCATGAACCATGGCCGGACCGGGCTTTACGATATGGAAGAGGATAAGCGTGAAGAGTCCGACGTTCGCTGCGGCGAGCCCTACGGCCAGCATAGAGACGCCCCAGCGTTGTCGTGAGTGGGAACCGTTGTAGACGAAGAGGATCAGGAAGGTTGCGAAATGGATGACGCACTCTACCCAAAGCAGAATCACGTTAAGCTCCATCGTTGCCACCCCGGCTTTTGAAAAATGGAATGAGACCGATGATCGTCTTAATCCACTCTGGCACTGGGCCATCTTTCTCAACCATATAGCCTAGAGCGGTAAATACGACCGCGATAAGCGCACCTATGGCCCCTGATACGAACAATGCTTTCTCATCGTATGGCGGACCTCCACCATAGAAATACACACCGCCACCGTAGGCCATACCCCATGAGAACACGGTAAGCATAAAACGTTCCCGAAAAGAGGTGGCCCGAGGTGCGGCCAAGTAGAAGCAACAACCTATCGCGGCGCCGGCGGCGGCGTAACCGTTCATTCCGGCTAGCAAAGCACAAACCCAAAGGTATGCGTAAGTCTCGCACTGATCCCGCATGGCCTAACCCCTATGTGTTTCGGCCATGATACCACGCACAATTAGCTCGGCGGGAACGCGTCGTCGTCTGCGTACATCCTCACATCGTAATTGACAGCCTTTACGCTGCATGTGCGCGTTCCGCTTGGTGACACATCCGTAATCAATGCGGGAAAGGCCCACGTCGATTCGTGCCCAAACTGGATGATCGGCGGCGTGTCGATGTTGCCTGACACGTTCGGAACGAAGTCCAATGTAGGGATGGTGAACGTGTAGTCGTCGACGTAGGTTGCGACGTACGGGCCGGAGGCGCTGCCGTCCAGGCGACGTACGACTACTTTGTGAACTCCGGGCACCGACCAGTCGAGCGGCTGCGACACTTCCAGCGTAATCGGATTGCCCGGCGTGTAAGGCGACGGCGAGTAGCTGACTACCTCCGCGCTCTGCCCATAGCCAGGCGTGGCAACGCCGAGCGCTACATAGTCAAAGTAGGCGCTGTTCAGTGCGTCCAGCTCAGTCTTGAAGCTGTACTGGCGCTGGCGATAGATATGGCCGCGGCGGCGACGCATACCGATGCGCCACGCTTTGTACCGAACGCCCACGCCGTCTACGCGGATCTTTTCCACGCGTTCGCCTGCGTCGCCTGGCAGTCTGCATTCTACTGTTTCGTCTTGACGCGTGATGTGATCGTAATACTCGACGTCCACGCCGTCGAAGTCGTCCGGCTGGTCCGGCATCACGAAGTTATCCGCCAAAGGCTCGAGCATGATGTGAGGGTTGTAAACGTGGTCGAACGCAGGGCCTCGCGGCTCGTCGCGCACCGGCACCAGCAGGCCGCGGTCAATCGTCAGTTCCGAGAAGCCGGCCTGCAGAGCATCGATCAAGTTCGACTTCACCGTCTTCGAGTCGTTCACGATGCGGTCATAGGTATCGCCGCGCGGTGTCCAGCGTGTTGACTCGAGGCGATCCAGTTCGGCCAGGTCGATGTCTGTGACGTCGTTGTACCCGACGTTCCTGATTATGTGCCCGATTGCTGCGGAGATCTCCCGGGTCGGCTCTGGCGATTGCCATACCCCGCCGCGCAACACCGGCAGGATACGAGTGCACGACAGATTGATAAGGCTTTCGCTCTGTGAGGAGATCCGGTCGCCGCCACGGATGTTACAAGTTAGCACTGTCATCCCTGGGTAAAAGGCAGGCGAAGAGTTAATCATCAGCCCTTTAAGGGCCTTCCACATCATGGTGTCGTTCTGCTCCTTGTCCGGATCGCCGCTCCCCTGGTTGACGAAGATCTTCTTCATGCGCACTTCAGGCCGCATCGCGTATGGCAGATCGATACGGTACGTATATCCCTGCGCATCCAAGGTGTTGTCAGTAGCAGCTATCTGAGTAGCAGTCCACGCGCCGCCGATCGCCATGTCGCGGTATTCCCACGACTGGTACGCGATGAGCTGGCCGTAGTTCCCCTTCGCGTCCAAGAACACGATGCCGCTCGGATAGAAAATGTCTACCTCAATAGCAGTTACTACTTGCCCGACCGGGCAAGCGGGGAATGGTCCGCGATACCCGGAAACTAGGTTAGAACTGTCCAGTAGGATTTGCGCGGTGTTTGACGACAACGCGTCCCATCCCGGCCAAGAGTTGTCGTCAGTGCCGTCTGCGCGCAGGCGTTTAACCTGCATCGTCGAGCTAGTGATCGCCAAAATGCGGAACTGGAAATTCCGGTAGGACATCGCCATAACGACCGGCCCAATAACCAAGCCTGTCCCCGGTGCGCCGCCATCGTAGTCCAGCTCCAACGTGGTCGGGCTAACAGCGGTGACCGTGTAGAAACCTTGGTTCTGCCCGGTGATCTGGATCTGATCGCCCACGATAAAGTTGAACTGGGCTATCGGCCCGGAGATCACATCACGGCCGCCTGTACCAGTGCCGTCAGCTACGGTGAAGTTGTACGGCGCCGCGGGGTTGACGATCAGTCCGACCGTCCAGTCTGCAGGGAACGTACCCGCCCCACCTGGAAGCGTTACAGTGTCGCCCGCGAAGTTCATCACCGAAGCGGTGACATTAGAAGTAAGACCGCCTGTACTTACTGTCAGCTCGAGGCCGGAGGCTCCAGTGTTGCTGGCCCCGACTTCTGGCGCGGTGTACCAAAACAAACGAGCGGGGTTCGTAGTGAGATCTGATCCGGGTCCGTAAACAGAGAACAACGCATCGGTACCAAGCGAAGTAAGAGGTGTTTCGCCCGTCTTAATCTCGTTGGCGTTTATTTGGTACGAACCTTGCCCTACGGCCAAGCACATTTCCGTCCGGATCTCACGAGGTGCAGCAAAGTAGCTGCGCGGCGGAACCAAGTAGTCCGGGTAGCGCTGAGGGTTGTATCCGAACAGCTCCGGGCGCACGTCGTTGATCTTGACCTTGTTGCCTTTACTACTGGACTGGTCGAGCGGTTTGCCTTGTTGCCCTGCGCTAGTGTTGGGCATCCCCGGCAGCTTCGGCATCAGCAGGCCGACCACGGCTTTGGCGCCTGCTACCAGGGCGAAGGTAATAGAAAAGGGGTCCGTGCCTTTCGGCTCCCTGTAGATCTCTACGCGGTCTTCTGCAGTGATCAGCGTGTTTAGCCACTGACGCGGCAGCAGGCGCTCGTCATTCACGTACAGGCTGATCGCCAACTTGTCCAGTGGCGTGCGTTTAGAGATCCCGTGACGGTAGAGCCACTCCGCGACCATCTGCGGCTTGCGGATCTTATAGGTTTCCTTCCCTTCGTCCGAAAGGCGGCTCGCGTAGACTTCAATCATGGGCGGTCTCGGTGAAAGGTCACGGTAGAGTGGTCTCGCAGCCACTTATGCAGCGGCAGGCAGCGCGGACCGCGCGCCGGGTTTATCTCCAGTATGCGCAAGCCGTCCGGCGAATCGATCACCAGAGCGACGTGAGTACAGATGCGCCCGATCATTACCGCAGCGATGGCGCCATGCTCAGGCTCGCAACGCTCCATGCACGACGACTCTTCCTCGTAAGCACGGGTGAACTCGCGAGGATCGGTGTTGCGCAGGCTGCCGTACTCGGCCAGTAGACGCTTACCTAGTTCAGCATGGCGGACGAGACGGACTAGGCCCCAGCAATCGAACTTGTCAGGGCCGCGAGCGCCGTCCTCATACGTGCAGGAAAGATACTTATTCACCCAGAGCATACGGAGTTCTCACGATTATACGGCGCGGGGATTTTGCCGTGATCGGGATCGAATTTACCTTTCCTAAACTCTTCGACCTTTCTCTCAGCTTCGTCAAATTCCTGGAAGCGCCCGAGATATACTCCGGCGGCGTAGACTTGCCACTTTGCCTTTCTACTGTTCCAGCATACACCCGTTACTCCGGATTTATTATTCCGATTCTTGCTTCTATTCCTCTGATTCTCTCCGTTTGAATCCCGTAGGTTCAACCACCGATTATCAGTGGCATCTCTGTTTTCGTGGTCAATTTCTTCTGGGGGCAGCGCGCCCGTCATGTATGCCCACGCCAAACGATGCGCTGCGTGGGAGACACCCGCTAGGCGTATTAGGACGTCCTTGTACCCTCCGGGAGCGGTTCGTATACAGCCCGCTTCTTTCCCCGCGTAATTAGTATTCCACTGTTTTGGGAAGGTCGGCTGCGGCAGCCAAGTGAAAATGCCCGACGCGGGGTCGTAGCTAAGACGCGATTTCAAATATTCTTGGGAAATTTTCATACCATCACCTCGTGGTTCACCTAAGAGGAAATAGCAGCAGGGGTAGGTGAAACCCTTTTCGACTGGCCGGCCTAGCTGCTTGATGCGATTGTATCAGATGTACCTGAGCGCTGGAGCGTAGTTCACAGTGTACAACGCTCTCGGCCAGGCGACACCGATCATGTTGAAGTAGCCGGTCTCCAACTGGGCCTCCTGCCCCTGCAGCGTGCCGCCGAGCACCGTCAGGACGTACGGCTTTTCGGCCGGCGCAGATAGGTTCGTATTCAGGTACGTCCGGTAGACCGCGGTAACCCGGGCATTCGTCGCTATCGCTTGGTCTATGCGTCGCGATACCTCGCCCGTCGTGTTGTCCACCGCGAAGGCCAAAGTCTGGTTCCCCTTGTTGTTCTTCGCGGCCAGGGCGATATCTATGTTTGCAGCGATGAAGGTCACCGTTCTGGCGTCCTCCGTCACTGCGGTTACGTCGTCGAACCCGTTGCAGATGAATACTGGTTCGTCCCACCCCGGGCAGGTCAGTTCGAGCGTCCTGATAATTGCATCAAGACGCTCGTTGGCCCCTGCGTTAACTTCCGCGAGTATTTGGCTCATAAATCCTAATCGCCGGTTGAGTTGAGAATCTTATGCAACATATCAGGCGATAGGTGTTGCGTCGATGATGTTAGTCACGGTGTTCGCGGTAGTCGTGCCGTCTGGTCCGGCCACCGTGAACCCAACTGTGGCGATGTTGCCAGATAGCATGGACTTAAGGGCGGTACCAACTGTCTGCACCGACGCGCCAGAACCCGTTGCGAGGTTCCAATTATTCGCTGTTATACGGAACGATCTAGGATTGTTGATCAGCAGCGAGCCAGGGGCTTTAACCGTGAGGTTCTTTGTGGTGTTTCCCGAGAACGCGGAATCAGAGATGCTGGATGGTGTGCCGAGATAAGCGCCGTAGTTCACCACCTCTAAGCGGTTATTCAGGATGCTCAGCCCCTGCCACGCGCCTGTGCCAACACTACCGATGCCAGTATTAGACTTGATGAGATTACCTTGAATGGTCAGACCGTTCAGCGATAGGGCATTCAGTTGGATTCCGAGGTCTATGGTGTTCAGGACGTTATCCGCGAGTAAACCGATGTTAGGCAGCCATGCTATGCCGATGGTCCCACCGTTCACGGTGTTGCCCTGCACGATGGCCGCCGTAGTGGTGACAGTCTGCGCGGATCGGATGCCTATAGCGTTGATACTGGCCGCGTTGATGATGTTGTCACTGATAACGAGCTGGCCTGCATGGGCGAACCCCGTAACCTGGCCGCAGTCGATGCCAACGCTGATGCTGCCCGCGAAGTTGTTACCGGTGACTATGACGCGATCCGCTGCACTGTTCGCGAAGAACCCGATGAGCTGCAACCCGGCAACCGTGTTGCCTGTTACCGAGATGTCTCGACTTGCCGCGATTAGTGGGTCGGCGTTAATAACGCCGCCGCCTACATAGGAGTTTGAAGACTCCGCCTTGCCGAAGTACTGCACGTTTAGCGCCGTGTTATCCGCAAGGATGCCGCCGCGTGTTCCTTGCGAGAAATCGCAGCAGAAGCCGCCGTTGATGTTCTCGAAGTGATTGTTCATCACCCAAGCTCGGTCGCAGTTGCTCACCATGAAGGCGTGCACAATGATGTTCCGAACGTCACACCCGACCATCCAGATGTTCGAACTGGACTTAGCCGCGGGGTCTAACGCGAGCTGACGGCCACCGATCGGACCGGTTATGCAGCCGTCGACAATGCAGTTCAGCAGGCCGATGTTATCGACCGATCCGTTGCTTACTGGATCTACGATGAACGGGGCATACCCGCCTGTGAACTTGATGTCACTGATCGTGATGTTCTTCGAGTTTGTCACCCCAAAGAACGCCTGCTTGGTGGCGTTGTTCCAGATCAATTCAGACTGCGCACCTTCGCCGGTTACGTTCTGGCCTGTCGCCAGGACCGCGCCAGACGTTCGATTAGGCTCGCTACCAGTCGGATAGACAACGGTCGGGCCGATTGGCGCTACCTTGAACTTTCCGACTGGGACATGGAACGGCAGACCTGAGTTAACGGCCGCCAGGTAACCCGCCGTGTCGTCGGTTACGTCGTCTCCTTTACACCCCCACTGACGAAGTGTCATGGGCTCAGCTTGCGATATTTTCCACCGGCCGCCGTCTGCGGCGACGATGATTGAGCCGCCGTTGTCGATGGATGTCGAATCGGCGATATCTAGCCAGTAGTGGCCTCCGCCGCCATCCCCGAGGGAGTAATACCCTAAGACACTCGCAAAGGTTGAGATAGAAGTCTTCAGCAACAAGCGGAGTGCGGCTATAGACGCTACGGTTTGCTGGGCACCGAAAATAATAGCCGCACCCTGCGTTGCGAGATCCGTTCGCAGGGATGAGTCCGTCACGTCAACCAGTAGGAGCTGGTCGGTCGCCCAAGTGCCGGTCAGGTTCACCGGAAAGCTGGCCGGCTGCTTAACTTTGTACACCGAACCCGCGCGGTCGATTAGTTGCGTAGGGCGCAGCACAGTAAGCGGCGTGCCGTCCACGTAGACCAGGTGGGTGGCTTCGAAACCCATAGCCTCGAGAAAGTCGGCGACCATCTTCTGCATGCCGGCCCACGTCTCACGACGCTTGTTGAAGCGGTCACAGAACGATGGTAGCTCCGAGTTCATCGCGTCATCGAAGTTCGAGGCGTTGTTGAACAGCACCTTGACTTCGGTCGAGCCTAGCGGGAACTGCGTGGTTGGGTACGTGTTGGCCATTGGAACCTCTGATTAAAATTTTAGCTTGATTTTGTCCAGTTAGTGCCGTCAAAAACCAAGAGGATCCTGGTAAATCCGGTCAAGATCAAGTCCGCGCCTATTCTGATATTACCGCCCGAAGTTTTCAGCGTGATAGGTTCGGCACCAACACCGGATGCGAGCCACAAGATATCCCCGAGAGTCCCCCCATTGATGGTCGAAAGATCTACCCCGGCTCCCGTTCCGCTTACGATGTTGTGATAGCTACGGGTCATAGTCACGGCACCTGCCGCCACGGTCAGTGTCGAGCGTTGTAAGCGATGCTTCTGCCCTTCGTTCACTATTGGGGCGAACAAGCCTGCGCTCGTCATACTGGCTCGAACCGAGCCTCCCGAGACAATCTCAAAGGTGTCAGCCGCAGAGTTGCGAAGGATGGTTCCTGCGGAGCTTGACGTGGTGCTATTGGCGAGCTGGATAGAGGGGCCTTCGGTTGGCATACGCAGGCGAATCACTTTCCCGCCGCGAATCACTTCGACAGCTGCAGCGGGGGTGAAACCGATGGTGCCGCCGACCATGATGATATCGCCGTCTATCAGTGCGTCGAGTTTCCCCGCACCATGGATCGGGTCGTCAGTGAAGCGGCATCCTACAAAGCCTATTTTGTCGCAGGTAGAGTTACCAATGAATTTTGACGTTGTAGCTCCGGGGCTAGCCAAGTCAGGTAGCTCCATGACTGTCCCATAAAACCATACGTTACTACAATCGTTTAGGATCAATGGGGTATCGCAGTAAGTATTTAACCTTCCCCCGTAGACGTAAAGGCCGTCGATATTATACCCGCCGGTAGACGAATACATAAGAGCGCATATGCCCCACTG